TAGTATTTCTACCAAAACGAGGATAATCTTTAAATTTAAATCTATTAGAACCACTTAAAGTAGTAGCGCTTAATGTTGGTGTATTATATTTATTTATTATATAAACGTATTCACCGCTAGATACATTAGAAGATAAAGGTCTATTTAAATAAACTTTTTCTCCAATTCTGTACAGAATTGTATATATTTCTTCAGGACTATTTTGAAAAAATATTGTGCAATGCATTAAATTAGTCAATATTTGTTCATAATCTTCAATAAATTCTAAAAAATTTTGATGCTCATCATAAATATGTTCGTGTCTTAAACCTATTTCTTTATCACCAAATCTATAATCTTCTGTCACTTTTTGTAATGGATAAACATTACAACCAGACACTAATCTCATTTCCTTTGTTATATTATCAGTTATTGTTATAGTACCATCATCATTAAAACTTGTGATCATAGTATGCAATTGTATTTGTCCTTCAGGATTGGCAATTGCTATTTTAGAACCTTCTTTAAGAATATGTATTGAGTCATTAAATTTTATTTTATTAGTTACTACTTCATCTGTTTCAAAATATACATTTGTAATATATATTCTTCTATTTTCAAACAAATCAATATTATATACTTGTAATACATCAACTAAAGAAGAAACTCTTCTTTGTATTTCTGTTTTATCAACTTCTTGACCAAATTCTCTATTTTGCCACGCTAAATAACTAGAAATTTCTTTTTTTATAGAATTTTTTAAAATATTTAAATTAGCAGTAGGACTAGCTTGTAATAAAATATTCATATCAAAAGTAATGTATGTTGGATCAATAATACTTATTTGCGTTGAAATAATTTTTTTATCTTCTAAATAATTTAAAATCTTTTCTTTTAGTAATCTATTTAAATAACCGCCATTTTTAGGTATGGGACAAACTTTTACTCCAAATATTCCTACTTCTTCTAAATTATAATGATCTATAATTGAAACTTTTTCTATTTCTGGCATAGCTAAAACAAGATCTTTAAAATCTTGTCTTGTAACAGCTCTATGTTGTGTTCTATAAATGCTTGGGGCGTTTCTTTTAATTTCATCTAAAGTTTCTGCAGTAGAACCACCAGTAGCTATAATTTCATTATAAGCTTTAATATCTGTGACTAAAGCACCTGTAACATCATAAATTAATGAATCAATAGTTGTAATAGCGTTTGGTAAAATATTATTATTTTCTAAAGAATCATTATCAATTACATATAAAACGGTAATTGTTTCTCCTTCATAAGGATTAATTCCATAAATGTTATCTCCAAAAATTATATATGCATTATTATCAGAGTCGTATTCAACAGTATAATATGGATTTTTAGCATTAGTATCTATGAAATCTACATATTCGTATTCAAAATTGTCTGAAATAACGCTTTCAATATGCACAACATTTTGTTTTCTTAATTTATAACGATATTTTGCAATACCATTTGAAATTATTATGTCAGTAGAAAGAATTCCAGATTTAGCATTAGTTGTCGTCATTGTTTCATGTGGTGATATTATAACTTCTTCAGTAGTATAAAATTTTATATTATTATCTGTTGAAATTTTAGTATATTTAGGAATATAAATTGTATTTGAAGATGTTTTTTCTAGCTGAAATGTTACAGGAACTAATGATTGAGAAGCTCTACTTGGTTTATACCCAATAGTTCTTGCTAAATTTTTAACTGCATGTTCAGTTTTTGCTGTAGGCATAAATGATTCATTAATATTAGCATTGACATAATAATTCATTAACATAGCTTCATATGCTACCGCTTCTAATAATTCTACACCAAAGTTTGATTGTAAAAAATCTGTCCAACGATTAGGAAGTTTTGTTTGAACTCTTTGTTTAAGAACTTCCATTATTTCTTCAAAATCTACTGGAAGTTTTTCTATATCTTTAATTTGTATGACCATTTAACTATTCTCCAATCATGATAAAAGAAAAGAAAACATATCTTTTTCTCCGCTTTGTTTAAAAAAATAATAAATAGAAAATACAACTTTATGTTTATCATATTCAGGTTTAAAATCTATATCTATTAATTTTATTCTTGGCTCGTGATATTCAATTCTTTCTCCTAGAATTTCTTTCATTTCAGCTAAAAGAGCGTCGTCTAATGGTTCAAATAAAAAAGCTTTTATTTTTGTTCCAAATTCAGGTTGCATTACTCTTTCACCCATATTTGTCATTAATAATCTTTGTAAAGCTGATCTTATTAATGCTTTTCCACTAGCCGAATCTACAATTCCATTTCTAAACAAATCTATTTTAACTTCTATTGGCATAGGGCCTACATAACCTATTGCTTTATAATTTTCAGGATAAGTATATTTATAAGGATAACTCATTTTTTAACACTCCAAAAATAAAGTATAATAATTTATTCATCTTTTGGATAAGTAGTTACATCATCATCATCTGAATAAATGCTAACATGATTTCTAGCATGTATTACTATATCACCATTATCTTTTAATATTATTTCAGAACCATTTTTATGTTCTATTTTTATTTCATAATCTTTATCGTCAAAATACATATAACCAGTTTTTGTTTTTATAACTTTTTTCTTTGGATAATTTTGTTTACAAATGCTTGGAACTGCATTAGAATCTGATCTATGTATTCCTCCAACCCAAATTGGTTTATATTTACTTCCATTTAAAAACCATACAGTAACAAATGATTCTTTTTCAGGAATAAAAAATATGCTTTGATCTTCAGTTGCATAAGGAAAACATGGTTCAGCCCAAGGTAAATCTTCAATTGGTATATTTCCATAAATTATAGGCACTCTAACTTTAATTCTACCAAGTTTAAGGGGATCATTATTTTCAACACAAACTCCTATATACATTCCAGAACTATTAGAATTCATCCTATAGGCGCTCCTTCTGGTGACATAACTGACATAGAATCTGTTTCAGATAACAAATATAATACCATTGAGGGTAAAATATTTAATGAACCAGTATTTCCGGGATAATAATATGATACTGCTCCAACATAATAAATATTTTCAAAAGGTCTAGTTTGTCCATTAAATGTATGATCTAATTCTATAGTATCTAATGGCGTTATATCAGGTATTGCTAATAAATTTACTGTTATAATTCTAGAAAAAGTATTAACTCTATGTCTTAAATTGCTTATATAATTTTTAATTAAATGATCATTTTCAATTGTATTCATTAAAAAATTAGAACCAGTTGAATCATGTTGTTTCCAATCAGAATTTTGTCCAGTATAAGATAATAAAGATATAGAATCTGGAGAATATGTTTTAAAATTTGAAAAACCATGATGAGAAACTTTTAAACTATTTTTTATTCCAAATTTTTCTATAAGTAATTTTAAATCTTCATTTGATACAACACTTGGTTCTTGCATCTGTTTATCTATTTTAATTAAATGCGGTTTTTTATTTCCAGAACCAATATAAGAAAAATAACCATCATTATTATGCATAAAAAATGTAAAACATGTTTTATTGTCTGAAGTTTTGCTATATGGTATTAAAGATCTCACCATTGTATAATCTGTCATTTGCGCTTGTAACCATGTAAATTTATAATCAGTGCTTTCAATTGCTTTAGGATTTCCACCATTTTCAGAAATAATAGATTGAACAACGTCTGAAGCTAAAGTATTTCTAAAAGATCTAAATTTTTTAGTTAGTGTCATGCTATAAAATACTTTATCTACACATTGCAACGTAACTAATTTTGAAGTTTCTACTTGTTTAGATATAGGATCTCCCTTAAAATATTTAGGTATATCTTTTATTTTATAAGAAGCTACAATTAATTTGAATGGACCGCTAAAATAACTAGTTTTATCATAATCATTTTTTAATTCTGGAACAAACCATACTTCTAAATCTCTATTTAATATTTCTATAGAATCTATCTTTTTAAATTTAAAAAATTCATTAGGAGTTAAAATAATATCTATAGAAGCATAAATAGAAGGAGTGTATTGACTTAAAGTGTATCTAAAATTTAAAACTTTAAGAGGTGTATTGCTACTATACCAACTTAAATTGGTATAAATAACATAATCTTTAAAATGTTTATTCACTTATATAACCTCTTCTTTTCTTAATAAAACTAGTTCTATAAAATCTTTAGGTATTATTTTTAAAACTGTTCCTTCTGGGACATTAAAAGGATCTTGTATATTATTAACGGCCATAATAACCCACATTAATTCTGGATTTCTATAATAATGCC